CCATCCGAGCTTGAAGATTTATGAAAATGATAAGGGATATTACTGCTTTACCTGCGGAAACGGCGGGGATGTGATCAAGTTCGTAGGAAAGCTGTTTGATCTGAGGAATGAAGAGGCGTGCAGGAAACTGATAGATGATTTCTCCCTTCCGATCGCATTGGGGGATCTGTCATACAGGGAGAAACGTGAGCGTGACAGAAGGCAGGAAGAATATAGGAAACAGCGGCGGTTCGAGGCAGAGGCAAAGGCGATCCTGAAGGAATATTGGATATTGTTGTGTGAAGCAGCACAAAATTTTGCCTCCCCACACTTTGAGGAGGCCATGCAGGAACTGTCTGTCATAGAATACAGGCTTGAGTGCATCCGGATGCATCCAAAAGAATATCGTGCTGACAGGGAGGCGGTGAGAAGGCTTGGAGAGATCGAAAGAAGAATTGCTGGATGGAATGGATAAACTCAGCCCTGCAGAGCCATTCCCGGATGATGTCTTTTATAAGATATTTGAGATTGAAGACAATGTGGAGCGGACGCAGTATATCGAAATGATGAGGATGAAAGCGAAGCTGCTGAAACGTGCCAGGGAATTTAACAACGTCCTGCAGGCGTTCATGATCGATTACCAGCAGAAAATGCGGGCCGTGGGAAATGTCACGCACTTTACTGAACAGAGGGTTGAACTGCAGTGTGGGCCGTGGAAGGCGGACGACCTGGGGATATTTATGCAGAAATTTGATAAGAACGGAATGCCGGTAAAGGTCATGGCCTGTTCCCATCCAGTCCTTCCGGTAGAGATATTGAAAAATGTGGATACCAATGAGGAAAGGGTGAAGCTGGATTATTATAAATATGGCACATGGAGCAGTGTGACTGTGAACAGGGATGTCTGTGCTGACAATAATTCCATTGTGAAGGTTTTGAGCAAGATCGGTATTGAGGTCACTTCGGACAATGCGAAATACCTTGTGCGCTATATCAGCGACTGTATCAGCATGAACCCGGCAAAGCTGGAACCCAGGAGGTCGATCAACCGCCTGGGGTGGTCCGGGAATGATTTCATGCCCTATGCCCAGGACATTGTGTACGATGGCGACAGAGAATATGACGCTGTGTTTCAGAATATTAAGTGCGGGGGCAGTTTTGAAATCTGGAAGGAACACTGCGGTGTGCTGAGAAAAAATAAAATTATACGAATGGCCTTTGCGGCAAGCTTCGGGAGCGTGCTGATTGAAATTCTACGCATTCTGCCGTTTGTGTTCCATATCTGGAGCGGTGAGTCCGGGACGGGGAAGACGGTCGCCGTCATGGCCGGGATGTCCATCTGGGGGAATCCGAAGATGGGAGGGCTTGTCAAGACGATGAATACGACGAAGATCGGGATCATGAGGAGTGCGGCCTTCCTGTATTCGATACCCTTTGCCGGCGACGAACTCCAGACCATGAAGGACAGGTGGACGACGAATTTTGACCAGATGATCTATCAGATCACGGAGGGGATCGACCGTGTGCGGGGCCGTGCGTCCGGAGGGGTGGAAGATACCAAAACCTGGCATAACAGTTTTCTGTTTACGGGGGAGGAGCCGATTACAAAGACGAACAGCCGTGGCGGATCCAAGAACCGTGTAATTGAGATCGAGGTGGACGGCAATCTGATCGAGAACGGCAATCATACCGTATCGGTATTGACGGAAAATTATGGCCATGCGGGAAAGGCTCTGATTGAATATCTGCAGAATTCAGAGCATGACAGTCTGCGGGAAGAATATAAGGCGTATTTTGATGCCATGTGTAAGCTGGATACCACGGAGAAGCAGGCCATGGCCATGTCTTGCATTCTGGTTGCGGACAGGATTCTTACGGAGCAGATTTTTACACATGAAGTGCCTTTATCCATAGGTGATGTGAAACAGTATCTGAAAAGTGCCAATGAAGTAGACGTTGCGGAACGTGCCTATCAGATGGTGCTTAACTGGGTTGCCAAAAATCCGATAAGGTTCCAGAATCCCAATGGCCCGGATGCCATGAATAAGGGGGAAGTCTGGGGAAGGATTGATGTAAATGAGGAACGTCCGGACATTCCGCCGGTGGCAGTGGTGAATAAGGACGTATTGTGCGAATTCCTGGACAAGTGTGGGATGGATTATGCGGCAGTGAGCAAAAAATGGGCTGCTAAAAACCGGCTGATCCGAAACTCACAGGGAAAGTATGTGCACAATACGAAGGTGTATGGGATCAAAGCGAACTATCTCAAAATCAATATGGAGCCGGATGCGGATGAAGAGGGATTCATGGAACTGGATGAGCAGATAGAGCTGCCTTTTACTTAAATTGTCTAACCGAAATGGCAAGGTTAGACAATGGTTAGACTTTTTCGAATCTCGAAACCCTTGAAAAATGGGGCTTTTATATATACGGTCTAACCGTCTAACCAGTCTAACCTAAAAAGAAACGTCTATACGCGCGAGAAAAACGATACCGCCAATTATACACGTAAAAAATGTGATTGTTTGAACGGTTTTTAGGGCAGACGGTCAGACCCAACGTTTTTACTGGGTTTGAAGGGTGTGTTTTGGGAAAATGCGGGGTAGACATTTCCGGGAAATGGTTAGACACGAGAAGATCTGGAGGGATATATGCAGGAAATAGAGTTTTTGAAGAATCTTCTCTTGGATGCAGAGAGAGAGTTGGAGTACATGGAGAATTATAAGGCGGACGTGGAAGCCGCACAGAAGGATAATGCCATATATGCGAGGATGTGGAAGAAGAGAGAACCATCCAAGCAGAGGGTAAGGGATGATATGAGGATGATCCGGAGGATTTCGTTGGAAGTAGAGAGGGGGCTGTGATCGTGAGCAATAAAAGTACGGGGACTGCGTTTGAAAGGGAATTCGCAGGGATACTTGCAGAGAGAGGCTTCTGGGCGCACTGTCTAAGGGATAACGTAAACGGACAGCCGTTTGACTTGATAGCAGTCAGAAATAACAATGCATACGCATTTGACTGCAAGGAATGCCAGGGCAGTGTGTTCCGGCTGAGCAGGATAGAGGAGAACCAGAGCAACGCAATGGCGTTGTGGGCTGAGACGGGAAACCAGTTTTCTTTCTTCGTAATCCGGTTTAAAGACAGAATCTACCTGGTGCAGCACAGGGTGCTGGACATTCTGAAGGGGAAAGGAACGAAGCAGCTGAAAGAAACGGAGACAGCCAGGTACGGGCAGGAGTTGTCACAGTGGCTGAAACTGTATGGAAGGACTGTAAAATGAAGGTTACGATCAGCAATGAGATTTATGTGAAAGAGCCTTCCCGGGAACTGATCCAGTGGGCAAGAGAGAATCTGGTGATCCTCAACCCGGAATTTGCGAAGAGGCAGCGCATGGGATTATGGACCGGGAAGACGGAGAAGCAGTTGTATTTCTTTTATGTGGATGGGGATGTGCTTGCGCTGCCATGCGGGACGGGGAAGCACATCAGGAAGTTCCTGGACAGGGATACGGAGATCCAGCAGGATCTGGCGGAGAACGGGGTTACGGAGTTCCCCGGGGAAGTCCCGCTGTATGGGTACCAGGAAGAAGCGGTTGCTGCAATGAAAAAGGCTGGCTGTGGAATTCTTCAGAGCCCCTGCGGATCCGGCAAGACGCAGATGGGAATCGCCCTTGCTGCGAAGCTGCAGAAAAAGACGTTGTGGCTGACCCATACGGGAGATCTTTTGGGGCAGTCATATGACAGGGCGAAACAGTATTACCCTGAGCGGATTCTTGGAAAGGTTACAGCTGGTAAAGTGCAGATCGGCAGCCATCTTACCTTTGCAACGGTGCAGACGTTATCAAAACTGGATCTGGAAAAATACAAGTATACCTGGGATGTGATTATCGTGGATGAATGTCACAGAGTTTCCGGTTCGCCTGGCAGCATGAAGATGTTTTACCGGGTCATGAGCCGCCTGGCAGCCAGGTATAAGTTTGGGCTGAGTGCCACGGTGCACAGGTCTGACGGACTGATCCGCAGCACGTTTGCAGTTCTTGGGGATGTGCAGTACAAGGTTCCGGATGAGGCGGTAGCGGAGAAGACGATGTCGGTAGAGATTTTGAAGAGAGAGACCGGTATTAAGACGAACAGGTGCTGTCTGGATACGGATGGCACGCTAGTATACAGCAAACTGATTCCTTATCTGACGGAGCATGCCGGCAGGTGCGGGATGATTATAGAGGATCTTAAAAAGAACCGGGAGCATTCAAATCTGATCCTTTCTGACCGGCTGGACCATCTGAGGAGGCTGCGGGATATGCTTCCAGAGGATCTTCAGGGCACCAGCGTGATGATTGATGGGAAGATGACCTCTAAGAAGGCGAGGTATGAACGGATACAGGCCATAGAGGATATGAAGACGGGAAAGAAAAAATTTCTATTTGCTTCGTTCAGCCTGGCAAAAGAGGGGCTGGACATTCCACGGCTTGACAGGTTATACCTTACGACTCCGAAAAAAGATTATGCGGTTGTGACGCAAAGCATTGGACGGATTGCAAGGACGTCTGTCGGGAAGGAGCAGCCTGTGTGTTATGACTATGTGGATGACATCCAGTTCTGTGAAAACCAGTGGAAAAGGCGGCGTACGATTTACCGGAAAGCGGGGTGCGGGAGTATCGATGGATGAGATAAGCAGGGAGATAGAGGAGCGTATCAAGAGGATTTACAATGACTGCTGGTTTATCTATAAGGAGTATCTTGGGAGTCACGATATGGCGCAGTATAACAGGCGGGTGTGTGAATTGAAAGAGAAATACCCTGACGAAGAATTCTTAAAAGATATTTTGTATGGATTTATAAAAAAGATAAACACTTTACACGCCAGATATCTGATGATGAAAGAGGGACGGTTAGGATATAAAGTAGTGGCTGCTACAGGAACGTCTGGTTTATCTTCAGATGACACAAAAATTAGGAATGACATGATTAATTACATATCCAAAAAAGGTAGAGAGGCGAAAAAAGTTGCAGAAGGAGAATGAGGCCATGAGATATACGGAATACCACGAGGGCAAGGCCGTAATCCGGGACAGGGCACTGCGGCCGGAAGCGATGGAGAAGCTGGCAAAATTGGAGGACATGGAGGATGTCCGGGAAAAGATGTGCGATGAGTACTGCCAGTACCCGTGCAAGTGTCCCAACCAGGAAACGCTGGACAATATCTGTTCGGCCTGCGAACTGGCGAAACTGTTTGAGGTGCTAGAAGGAAAGGAGAGGATTTAAAGGATGGAAAGGCAGGATGCGGTAGACGCTGTAAAGGATATGTTTTCGGCATATGAGCATTCATCTGGTTACAAGGACACGTTGATGATGAGAATCATGTTTGACAGAAAGAAGTATGAGCAGAATCTCGATGAAATGTGGCACATATACCTGTCTGGGAACCCGAAGCAGATCACTGAATACCAAAAGGGAGTAGACAATATAAAAAGTGCCGGTCTGAGAGTCCTTCGTAATTCGTCTGGTAAGCATAAGATTCAATTCAAAGAATGAAAGCGATCATGAAGTATCCAGGGATTTAAGTGATTTAGAGAAAGGAGCCAAGCCTTCGGCCGAGGTGACGTGTACACGGGCTTCTTGATAAAAATGAATGAGATACTAATGTTTTTGAATGAAGAGGAACAGGAGACACCATTGCCAGATAAAGATCTGAAAAAATGGAAAGAGAAGAAGAAAGAAGCACGTGACCGTATGGTTGCCATGCAGAGACAGCCTTATGAGGTAAAAAAGAAACGTTCAGAGCTCCGTGCAAATGAATTTGTAGAGCAGATGGACGAAAAAGAAAAAGAGGCTCATGTATCTGTCGGAGGATTGGACAGCATTACATTGCATGTATTCTTGAAATCCATTGGGATTGATGTGCCTGCCATATCGGTATCCGGATTGGAAGATAAGAGCATACAAAAAGTGCATAAGGCTTTAGGAGTAACTGTTTTGAGGTCATATAAGACCAAAGTACAGGTGATTAATGAGATTGGATTTCCTGTGATCAGCAAACGTATTGCGGGGAAAATAGATCTTTTGCAGAATCCTTCAGAAGATAATAAAACTGTTAGACATGCAATCATTACAGGAGAATGCGGCGAACTCGGACATTATGCCAAAAATAGCCGGATGAAATTACCGCAAAAATGGCTGAAACTATTCGGTGGATATGAAAACGAAAATGAGGGTGTCCATTACATGAAGCCCGATTTTAAGGTATCAAATAAATGTTGTTATTGGTTAAAAGAAAAGCCATGTGATGACTGGGCAAGGGAACATAATAGTTATCCATTCCTGGGGATGATGGCATCAGAGGGAGGGCAGCGGGAAGAGGCCCTTACTGACCATGGCTGCAATTATTATGGCAAGACGGTCATGAGGTCGGCACCGTTTGCACCATACTTGAGGAACGATATCCTCACCCTGGCACAGGAGATGGACAAGTGGTATCACGACCACATAAATATATTCGAGCGTCTGTATTATGAGCAACCTTATAGCAGGGATGGAAAAGGGAATGTGATCCCTTATAATCCGGTTAAGAGCATTATACCGGAAATCTATGGGAAGATTGCAGCAGATGAAAATGGGAATTTGGAAACAACCCAGGCGAAGCGGACAGGATGCAGCATGTGCGGTTTTGGGATACACATGGAAGAGCGTCCACATAGATTTGACAAACTTCGGGAACGGAATCCTAAGGAATGGGAGTTTTATATGTACAAGTGTTGTACGGAGCCGGACACTGGAAAGAAATATGGATGGGGAAGAGTTTTGGACTACATCGGTGTGGAGTGGGAAGAGAGGCCGGGAATACAGATTGATCTGGGTGAGTGTTTCCCAGAGGCAATGAGTTAAATCGGGCGTTAGTGGAGGAACGGCAAAATGATTAACTGGAGGTAGGAAATGAAAACGTTAAGATTTGAAGGTTACAGTGATGACACATTCGGGGAATATGGATTAACTGGCGACGATGTAGATAATTGTGCCAGTATGAATCCGATACAGTGTGTTGTTGATTGTGGAGAGTATGGACGATTAATGGTAATAGGTCAGCATTCGCAAGCATCTGGTGGTAATGGTTGCTGGATGGTTGGAGTGAGTAAAGTAGAAGAATATGACGATTTCCCAAATTGGGATATGAGACTAAGAGAAGGAGTAGAAACGAAGTATTCAACTGCATTAGAAATAGTTCTTCCTCCAGGTGATTTTAATTTGACTTGGTATAGAAATGGAAATAAAGTGGAGGTTTAGAAGTTGAAAGTATCAAAAGAGATCGCAAAAAAAGTAGAGCGATACCAGAATCTTCAAAGTGAAGCGGATAAGTTGTATGAAGAAATAGTGGGATATTTCGAGAAAGAATGTGATGCCGAAGGCTTTGGGACGCCTTTTATTGCAGATGTTCCAGCGGGAGAAGAACAGTGCGATGGTGAATATTGTGATCAAGAAACCTTGGGGGAAGATTGGTATTGCGGTACTTACTATCACGCAATAGAGGGTTCTGATAAGTATGTTGGGTATAGTTACGAGATTTATTAATGGGCGCTAAATGGAGGTAACGAATGGGAAGGGAAATATTATTTAGGGCAAAGCATATCCACGCTTTGTCTAAAAATAAACATCTTGACGGCAGATGGATTGAGGGATACTTATCAGACAAATATTATATAAATTCACCGGAATTGGAAGGTGAATTTCTGATTGACGAAAATACTATCTGCCAGTACACAGGATCGAATGATAAGAATGGAAGAAAGATTTTTGAGGGGGATATCGTAAAAACAAGCCAGTATGGAGTGGATGACGGAAACGGTCATAATTATGCGGGATTTGATAAATTTTTCGTAGGATTTTCCGATTGTTGTTTCTACTTGGAAAATAACAGAAGAAGGTTTGTTTTGAGGCCGTTGGAAGGATTTGAGGTTATCGGAAATATTTTTGATAATCCCGAATTAATGGACTAAATGGAGGGTTAGTAAGAATGGCTGTAAGTAATGGTAGTATCTATAAACCAGATGAGGCGTTACATGAATTATATACACAAGAAACAATCATGCAGATTGCGGTGGATGCGCAGACGATATTGCAGATACTGGTGGACAAAGAAATCGTTGACAGAGAAGAAGTGAATATGTACCGGTATAGGGTAAGAAATAGTCCGAAATATAAGCCTGCTTTAGAAGACATTGAGCGGCAGAAAATTGCTTTTCAAAAAGCAAAAGATAATCCAGAAGCTTATTTAAGAGAATTACTCAAGGCAAAATTAGACGGAAGAATTCTCTAGAACGGAGGTTGATATGAATGTCATAATAGCAATATTTGCATTATGTATAGCATTGCTGTATCTGTTTGAAGGAATAGAAGTTGCGATTCGTAAGAAATCGAATAGCGTATATAAGCTAACACATATTATATATCCGCTGTATCTAGTATGTGCAATTTTTTATTTCCTTATGGCAGGCGTGATTAGGTAGAATTTTTAGTAAGGAGTGGAATGGAAAGTGATCTGTAGGGGTAAGGGAGAGAATAAGGAATATAGCGACAGGGTGATTGGGGAAGTCCTGGAGCACTGGGATGAGATCATGTATGGCAAAACGACGATTCAGAAGGGAGAAGAGGAACATGAGATTGATTGACGCAGAGAAACTGAAGGAGCAGTTCAGGCAGATGAAAGGGGAAGAGTCCCTGGCAAGTATGTTTGCAGAGGATATGATGAAAGCTGTTGAGGCACAGCCAACGGCCTATGACCTGGAAAAGGTCATCGAGGATCTGGAAGAACTGAGGGACGGGAACTATGACTTTGACTGCTGTCCGTATAAGGAGACAAATATTTCCTGTGACAAGTGCCATATGATCCGTGCGATCGACGTGGTAAAGCGTGGAGGGTATCATGTCTAAAGAGGAGTTTGTGGAAAATTTGGAAAGGGTTCTCAGGGGTGTAGGCCCGAGGGAGCTGGGACGGATGTATGACTTCATTTCCGGCTGGGCAATGGCGGTTACATACCGGAAAAGTAAACGAGGGAGGAAACATAATGAGTGGGAATGATTTTAGAGAACGTATAGATCGGATACTGGATGGTGCCAACGTTGAGGATCTGAAAGCAATTTACTATTTTCTTCTTTGCAGAATTGGTATAGTCCTGGATTCAGATTGCAGGCAGAAGGAGTGATATATTGGACAAGAAACGGCAGGAAGACATGGCCGGGGCGAAACCGGTGGCCGCTGCGGCAAAGGCCCTTATCCGTAGCATGTACGTGCATGGCGACGTGGCGGAGTACGTGGCCGGGAAGTATGACATAAAAGGGGAGAACGGGATTGGACAAAAGGATTCTGAAAAGGCATAAGAGGAATAAAGCGGAACTGGCGGTGATCGACAGAACGCTGGACAGGTTGTATGATCAGCTGGAGGATGTCGAGGAAGTGTCCGGAAAGGTTACGAAGTCCGGTAAAGATTTTCCATATATCGAAGAGCACATGACCGTCCGTATGGCGGATCCCAGGAAGGCCGACCCGATCAAGAAGCGTATCAAGGTGAGGGAGGACAGGAGGAAAGCGATTCAGGCGGAAATACAGGATGTTGAGGAGTTTATAGACGGTCTGCCCGAAGGAATCGATAAACGGATCTTTGAGATGGTCTATCTGGATGGGGTGTCTCAGCAGAAAGTTGGTGAGGTAACGGGATACACCCAGTCGATGATATCAAAAATTATAAACAAATACCTGAAAGATTCATAACATTCATATTTTAGATATGCTATAATTATTCTAGAACGATTAGGTCAAATGCTAAATCGTTTCCTCCAAAACACTCGGAAAAGGGCGCTTTGCTTTGGCGGAGTGCTCTTTTTCATGCAATAATATAGGTCAGATCGAAGGTGGTGAAGGTTGAACAATGAAAACTTAGTACCGTTTACAAGTAATCAAAGCCGTGAGGAAGCCGTGAGAAATGGGAGAAAAGGTGGTCAGAAATCGGGAGAAGTAAGACGGAGAAAGGCCAACTTCCGCAAGACTCTGAACATGCTACTTACGGCAGAAGTAAACACGGACATGGCGCCAGTGCTTGAAGCGTTAGGGGTGGACAGTACCCTGGAATCCGCCATGTTAATGTCTATGATTAAAGCAGCACTTGAGGGAGACGTCAAGGCTGCTTATTTTGTTGCCCGGTATGCCGGCCAGTCTGATAAACCCGAAGAGGACATCCGGAACCGTGAAGCGGATACAGATCTCAAGCAGGCAAGAAAGCAGGCCGTTACAGGTGAGAATGAGACAGAGGAGGCTCTTGAGAAGCTGGATGAAATCTTAAAAGGGGTATACGAAAATGCAGTTAAGCAGAAAGCAGAATGAATATATCGTAAACGCAACCCATAGGTGGAATATTAAATCTGGTGCGGTACGTTCTGGAAAGTCCTATGTGGATACAGCTTTTATAATCCCTTTCCGGATCCGGGAGAGGGCTGGTGAGCCCGGCCTGAATGCCATCCTTGGAGTATCGAAAGAATCCATTGAGCGGAACGTCCTGCAGCCAATGCGGGAGATCTATACAGACACGCTGATCGGGACAATCAACAACCGCAACGTGGCAAGAATCTGCGGAGAGGATGTCTATTGCCTGGGGGCGGAGAAGATCAGCCAGGTTGCAAAGATCCAGGGATCATCCATTAAATACTGCTATGGGGATGAGATTGCGAAGTGGAACAAAGAAGTATTCCAGATGTTAAAATCCCGTCTGGATAAGCCGTACAGCTGCTTTGACGGATCCTGCAACCCGGAGCACCCGACACATTGGCTGAAGGAGTTCCTGGATAATCCGGAACTGGATATTTATCTGCAGAAGTATACGATATTTGATAACCCATACCTTCCCAGGGATTTTGTGGAACAATTGTGCAAGGAGTATGAGGGAACGATTTATTATGACCGTTTGATACTCGGACTTTGGAAAAGGGCGGCGGGGGCGATATATAAAAAGTTTGCGGATAATCCAGAGGCGTTCCGGTGTATGGTGGTAGATGATCTTGTCCCGGGAATGAAGCGCAAGCAGTTCCGTAAAGACGATATCACTTCGATTGAGCTTGCGATTGACTTCGGGGGAAATCAGTCCGGCCACGCCTTTGTGGCAAGAGGGTATACGGACGATTTTAAGGATGTGGTTGCACTGAAATCCAGGCGGATCATGGCGAAGGATGAGAACGAAGAGATTGACAGCAACCGGCTGGACGAACTCTTTTGTGACTTCATCCAGGATGTGATTGACAAGTATTCAGTATGTGAGAAGGATGGCAGCTATGTGGAATACTGCAATGTAGAGTCAGTGTTCTGGGACAATGCGGAAACGGTCCTGGGGAATTCCATAAGGAATGCAGTGGAGAAACGTTTCCCGTGGATAGCTGTCCGTCCGGCAAAGAAGAAACCGATCAATGACCGGATCCGCTGCACCGTCCGGCTGATGGGTGCAGGACGGTTCTTTATGACGGATGACTGTGAATCATTACAGATTGCGTTTTCGGACGCCGTCTGGGATCAGGAGATAAAAGATAAGGACGAACGCCTGGATGACGGCAGTACGGATATCGACAGCCTGGATGCATTCGAGTATACGATAGAACGGGACATGAAGGATCTGATACAAGAGGTGGAGGATGTTTAATTGGGCGAAAAGATTGTGGAGGGGACTGAGGTACGTGTTTGATTATACAACATTAAAAACGGTGGTCGGGCAGAATGTAACACTATCCCAGGACATGATTGAGGCGATAGACGGCTGGAACAATATGCTGAATGGCAGGGCGCCATGGATTACGGACCCCGTGATATCGCTTCGTATTGAACAGGGAATCTGCAGGGAATTTGCAGACGCCGTAACGGTGGAAATGGAGACGGGGATATCCAATGATAAGCTGGATAAGATTTACCAAAAGTGCCTGGTTGATTTGAACGAGAACCTGCAGGATGGTCTTGGCCTCGGTTCCCTGGTTATCCGTCCCCTGGGTGCGGACAAGGCGGAGTTTGTAACTGCAGACAAATTTATACCAGTTACATTCGATGATGAAGGGAATCCGATAGATATCGTATTCATTACGGTAAAGCGGATCGGGGAGTATGAGCATTACACGAAATTTGAACGGCATTATTTTGTGAATGGTAATCTGACCATTGAAAATAAGTGTTATCGTTCACTCGACAGGAATTATGTCGGGACTGAATGTGAACTTTCCAGTGTGGCAGAATGGGCAGGGCTGAATCCCGGGCCGGTGACATTCCCGGGAATGGATAAGATGGATTTCGGGTATTACAGGAACCCGGTCAAGAACAGGGTGGACGGGTCAAAGTGTGGCGTGTCTGTCTTTGATTCGGCTGTGGATGAGATTGAAAGGGCAGATGTCCAGGCGGCCAGGCTTGACTGGGAATATGAGTCCGGGGAGCGTGCGATTCACGTGGATGAGCGTGCCTTGAAGAAGAAAAACAGGAAAGTTGTTGGAATGGCCAGGCTGAACGACAGGCTTTACAGAGGGCTGAACCTGGAAGATGGGAAGGACAAAGAACTTTTGAAGGAATATTCCCCGGAAATGCGTGATGGATCGTATATAAGCGGGCTGGAGCGGTATTACCGCAGTATTGAGTTTGCCGTTGGGCTTGCTTATGGCGATCTGTCAGACGTGCAGCAGGTGGATAAGACGGCAACGGAAATAAAGGCCTCAAAACTCAGAAAGTACAACCGTGTGACTGCGATACAGAATAAGCTGAGGGACTGCCTGGAGGATTTTGCGGGCGGCCTGGCTTTCTATAACGGCATGTACAGATCGAACTATGAATTCACCTGCAATTTCAATGATTCCATTCTTACCGATGAAGAGACGGAACGCAACCAGGACCGCCAGGATGTGTCCATGGGAGTTATGAGCCATGCAGAATACCGGGCGAAATGGTATGGAGAAACGTTAGAGCAGGCACAGAAGAATCTTCCGGAGCAGGCAAATGTGATGACGGAGTAGGTGATTGATTGAACCGTGAGTATAAAGAAAAGCTGTCCAGGCAGATTGAAAAGAATTACCTGGAACTGGAAGAACGGATTATGCAGGACATCATCCGAAGGATACAAAAGACGGGGAAGATCACCAGCACTGCGGATTATCAGATTAACCGTCTGATAATCCTTGGCAATTCATCGGAAGACATTGAACGGATGATTAAGGAAGCCCTTGGGGCAACTTACCCGGAAATGTTTGAACTGTATGACAAGGTGATTAACTGGGAATATGTCAGAAATAAAGATATTTATGAGCAGGTCAACCAGAAGTTCATACCATATGAAGAGAATGACCAGCTTCAGCAACTTACGGAAGGGTACATCCGCCAGACACAGGGGGAACTTGAGAACATCACGCAGTCGCTTGGATTCTGTCTGGATTATGGGAATGGCAGACGGGTACTGACGCCGCTATCTCAAGTTTACCAGGGATATCTGGACGCCGCCATGATGGACATTGTAAGCGGGGCGTTTGATTATAACAGCGTTCTGCGGAAGGTTGTCACCCAGCTGACGAATAGCGGGTTGCGGACGATAGATTACGCTTCTGGCCGCAGCAACCGGGTGGAGGTGGCGGCAAGACGGGCGGTGATGACGGGGATCTCCCAGCTGACGGGACGTATCTCCGAAATGAATGCCGAGAAGCTGGGTACCGAGTATTTTGAAGTTGCCTGGCATGAAGGTGCAAGGCCTACACACGCAGTATGGCAGGGCAGGGTGTACTCAAAGGATGACCTGTATCGTGTCTGCGGCCTTGGCACTGTAACAGGGCTTCTGGGAGCCAACTGCTATCATGAGTATTACCCGTTTTTTCCAGGCCTGTCTGAACGTAACTGGTCAGATCAGTGGCTGGAAGAGATGGATTGGGAAGAGAATACACCGAAGAAGTTCAACGGCAAAGAGTATACCCTGTATGAAGCAAAACAGCAGCAGCGCCGGATGGAGACCGCTATGCGTGCCCAGCGTGAGAAGGTGGATTTATTGAAGAAGGGCGGTGCTGACCCAGATGAGGTCATGCTTGCAAAGTGCAAATACCAGGCCCAGTTGGATGAATATACAAGATTTTCCCAAAAGATGGGGCTTAAGCAGGAACGTGAGCGAATCTACATGGATATGCGTGGAAGGATTGCGCCAACGGATAAGTCCGTAATGAGCCGTTTCACAAAGGAAATGATCCAAAATGCCGGGAAAGATATCAAGCAGTATGAAAGGTATAAAAAAATTCTTGGAGATGAAGCCGGATCCCTTGCCGATTTCGGACAGATAAAATATAATAATGCTAAGCAGTGGGAGTTCATGCAGTTAGATTACCAAAGACGCAGAGAGTTGCAAGAGTGTCCAAGGTTAAAGCTTCCTAATGCTGAAAACGCAATACTCCCAGATGGGAAATTTACGCAATATCTTTTTGCGGGGAGCAACGAGAAAGGGCTTGCTAAGGGCAGGGCTTTTACTTCGAGATTGGGTTATTCAATTGATAACTGGAAAGAACTTCAAGATGAAATTAGGAAGAAAGCGTCACAGTACCCTTCAATGTACAAGGACAACAATGGTTATGGTAATCGGTATGAACAAAAAATTATTCTTTACGGAAAAAATGGGACACCGGCCAATGTGATTGTTGGATGGTTGAATAAGATTGATGGATCCACGGTGATGACGAGTGCATATATTAAAGAGGTGAAGTAAGTGATTATAAAACAATATGATACTGTTTTGTTGAAAGACGGAAGAGAAGCGTCCATTGTTGAGGCATTTGATAATAAAGTGTTTATCGCAGATGTCGGGAGTTCACCAAAAGACTGGGATACAATTGATATTACTATAGATGATATAGAAAAGGTGATTCATACAACGAAAAATTAAGTACCGCACGTTCTACGAAGTGTGTGGTATTTTTATACCCATTTTTAGGAGGTGGTCACGATATCTCACTTTGCGGCGCTGGTATGCGCCTGTTTTTTTGTGTGTCAGCAGATAGACGTAAAATAGTCTGGACTTACTTGAAATCAGAGGTGCGACCTCGTAAAAAGCGTAGACGAAAGGAAGGTATGTAACTATGAAAAGAGAAGATCTTGAAGGTCTGGGGATTGAGAAGGAATCCATCGACAAGATCATGGACTGGAACGGACAGGACATTGAAGCGGAGAAGTCAAAGACAAAGACGGCAGAGGGTGAGCGTGACAATTATAAGTCCCAGCTCGACACTGCCACGGCTGAACTGGATAAGTTCAAGGATGTGAAGCCGGAAGAGCTGCAGGCAACGATCCAGAAACTGCAGGGCGACCTGAAAGCGAAGGACGAAGAGTATGCGGCAAAAGAAGCAGACCGGATTTTTACGGATACCTTGAAAGAGGCGATCAAGACAGCAGGCGGCCGCAATGAAAAGGCAGTTATGGCGCTGCTGGATGTGGAAACCTTGAAGGCGTCGAAAAATCAGACAGAGGATATTAAGAAGGCATTGGAAACCGCAAAGGAGTCCGATGCTTATTTATTTGGCGCAGATGAACCAATCAACAACCCCGTAGGGCCGACAGGCGGTGCGGGAGGATCTGATTCCATGTTGGCGGCTATGAGGGCAGCGGCCGGGTTACCACCGGAAGGGAAATAAAGAAAGGAGAGATAAGACATGCCAGGCAATAACTCAATCGCATTAGCAAAAAATTATATCAGTATTTTAGACGAGGTTTACAAAAATGCCTCTGTGACTGCGGATCTGACAAGCAATCCGACAATGATGAGGGCTGGGGCGAATGCCAACGAGATTATTTACCCTCAGATTGAAGTGGGAGGATTAGGCGATTATGACCGGAATTCGGGGTATACGTCCGCAGCAGTGAAACTGCAGTGGATGACGGCAAAGTTTAATTATGACAGAGGCGCAAGGCTGGAAGTGGATGCTATGGATAATAATGAATCCATGAACCTTGCATTTACCCAGGCGGGAGCAGAACTGCAGAGAACCAGGGTGGCCCCGGAAGCGGATGCCTTCACGTTTGCAACGGTTTGTGGATTTAAAGGGATCACGCTCAAGGAAGAGACGCTTGAAGACGCCGCTGCTTTCCTGAAAGCACTGATTGAAGCAAAGAATAAGATGGACGAAGATGAAGTCCCGGAAGAGGGCAGGATCCTTTATGCTACGCCCACTCTTATGAATGGTGTAATGGCACTGGATACTACGAAATCAAGGGAAATTCTGAATGCGTTCACTGTAAAGAAGAAGGTTCCGCAGTCCCGGTTTTACACTGCGATCCATCTGCTGAAAGGAAAAGACGATGAAGCGGCAGGGCATTATGAGAGGGCGAAAGCTGACTATGTGCAGACAGAGGACACTGCAGTTGATTCCTCCAAAACGTATTACACAAAGTCCGGGAATGCGTATACTGTGGTCACTTCACCTCAGACGGCTGATCTATCGGGATATTATGAGCAGGTAAGTGCTGCCGGCAAGGATATTAACTTTATGATCATCCATAAGCCTGCCATTATCAAATTTGACAAGCATATCGCAAGCGATGTGATCCCGGCAAGACTGAACGCCCAGGCGGATGGAGATATCCTGAAGTATAGGAAATACGGCCTGGTTGACCATTACCAGAATAAGGCCGCTGGGTTCTATGTATCCCATAAGGAGTAGATATGAATAAATATGTAACTTATTCCTATTATGTGGAAAAATATGGCGGAACCTTAACGAAAAAGGAATTTTGCAGCCAGATCGTGAAGGCCTGTGCACACGTCCGTAGGATTACCTTCGGGCGTGCAGATTCTAATTGCGATATGGATGAAGTCAAGCTGGCAGCTTGTGCGGTGTGCGATCTGCTTTGTGAAGATGATAACCGAAGGAAGCAGCATGGAGGGAGAAATGTAGCTTCTGAAAATAATGACGGGTATTCGGTATCGTATGCGCAGGAGCAGACGGCTGGAGATACAGCAGAGGGGGTTATCCATAAAAAAGTGTATCAAGCGGCGGAAGTATTCTTAGAGCCAACAGGGCTGTTGGATATGGGGGTGTATGAATCATGATCACCAATGCGGATATCACCCTTTATAACCACAGGACAAACAAGGATACCCGGCTGGACGAATGGTACAGGACTGTTCTGGAAGGAGTGCATTTTTATGTGGACCATAAGGTGGAGGTCGGCGACAAGGGACTGAATGGCGCCGATGTCTTTAAGATCCGGATCCCGGAAACGGCGGGCTGCCAGAAAAGTTACGTCCCGGAAAGTGAATTCCTCTCCCTGGAAGGGGAACCGGAAAGCTGGACGCTGCGGAAGGGTGACGTGATCGTCCGGGGAATCTGTGAATTTGAAATCGAAAAGCCCGCTGACCTGGCAGGCCAAGGCGTGCAGTATTGTACCGTTACGTCCTGGTCAGACAACCGTTTTGGCGGACTCCCGCACTGGAGGGTAGGAGGCGTGTAAATGGCGCAGAAAAGGAATATCGTTGTGGCGACTCCCAGGGGATATGTTTACACGGTCGCAACCCCGAACGGCAGTGTTACTGCACGGCTTCGGTGGGCACCGGATTTTGCGCCCAAGAAAAAGGCGGCATTCACCCGGGCACAGGAATTCGTTGACTCGGAGTGCCTGCGGTACATGAATCCGATGACGCCACGTCTAACTGGCGCAATGGTAAAGTCGGCCACGCTTGGAACCGTCATCGGAAGCGGGGAGATCCAGTACCTGGTGCCATATGCAAGGAGACAGTATTACGAACACAAAGAAAAAGCAAGGTGGTTCGAGCGGATGAAGGCCACCAGGAAAGAGCCGATCTTGAAGGGGGCGATGCGGATTGCGGGCGGTTAAGCCGATTATAGAAAGTATCCGGGACTATATTCTGACCTGTGATTTTCTGGGGGACGGGAAGGTGAACATTGATTACCTTCCCGATGAAATGGCCTATTCCATAGACCCGATCGGAGGGGATCCGGTCTATAAGAAATATGCGGATGGGGGATGTCTGAAGCAGTTCCAGTTCGCCTTGACATCCAAAGAGGCGTATGACGGGGACGCAAGGACGGGGATTGCGAACAGTGGATTCTATCAGTTTTTTGAAGAATGGATAGAGGAGAACAACATGCTGGACATTTACCCGGAACTGGAAGGGCATACGCCGGTCCGGGTAGAGGTCATGCAGAGCGGGTACCTATTCTCCACGGAGGATGACAAGGGAAGGTATCAGATTATCTGCAGGCTGATTTATGAATAACAGAAAGGAAGATGAATGATGGCGAATGAAACGGCAAGGAAACTGGTTGGACGGCACAAGCGGCTGTCCTTTATGAAGACAGACGGCAATACTTATACCCGGATGTCGGAATTTACATCCCTGTCCGAGGCTAAAGAGTCAAAGGAATACTCCAGGCAGTATGTGGATGAGCCTACGGAGAGGTCGGATGTGGTTGGGTATGCTACCGGCGTTAGTTATGAGTTTGACCGGCACACGGACACCCCGGTGCACGCAAGGCTGGCCGAGATCTCGGACGATGAGATCGTGGGGACTGAGGCACAGGTGGAAATCGTTACGGTGGATCTGTTTGAAACAAACCAGGACGGATCCTGCAAGGCACGGAAGCGGGTCTACAGCGTGATCCCGGATTCCTCAGGTGACGGAACGGACGCCCTAATCTATTCCGGTACCCTGAAAGCGGCAGGGGAGATCATCAAAGGATCTGCGACCAGTGCGGACAAGTGGAAAACCTGTGAATTCACGGAAGAGAGTAATGGGTTGACGGAATAGGGAGTGCGGGGACTGCCTGGAAAATGGGCAGTCCCTTTTCAGATTGGAGGATAAGAGCCTATGAGCCTTTTTAGATATGGGGAATTTGAAACAGAACTGGATTTTACGGACGTGGATACGCTGGAATCCATTGAGGACGCATATGAAAAATTGCAGGAGGATGTGAAGAACCTGCCGAAAACTGGGCGTACATCAGAGATCATTAAGGCGCAGATTGCGGTTTATGATGAGTTCTTCGATTCATTCATGGGGATGGGGCCAGCAGCAGGATGTTCCCGTCAAACAGCCTGGAGCTTAGGATTGACGCTTCAGAGAAACTGGCGGATTTCCGGTTTAAGGAAGATGAACGGTTTTATGGACGGATCGAGAAATACCAGGTGAATAAGCCGGGAAACCGGGAGCAGAGAAGGAACGTCCAGAAAAAGAACCGCAGAAACAGGGGATGATGGGATGAATGTACTGTTCGACCCGTTTCCTGAAACGGTGGAAGTGGGCGGGAAGGAGTATGGGATCGTGACGGATTTCCGGGAATGGATCAAATTCACAGAACTGCTGAGGAATGCAGAGCAGCTTGACGCAAGGATCCTACAAATGATCCTGGAATGGTATGTGGATGACCGGCCGGAGGATGTTGTAGCGTCCATTACCGCTCTGCAGGGGTTCCTTTGTGCGGAAGAGATTTATCAAGAGGGAGAAAGACCTACGGGGGAAGAATGGGAGGATGACACGGAGGTTGAGGCCGGATCACCGGCGGAGGCGTTCTCCTTCAGACAGGACGCCATTTGCATTTACAGTGCGTTTATGGAGGTATATGGGATCGACATTGAGACCATCCCCTATATGCACTGGTGGAAATTCCTTGTGTTGCTCTGGGGGCTTCCGGCTGATACGGAGATCAAGGAGCGTATCCACTACAGGACGGTCGACCTGGCAACGATTAAAAATAAGGAAGAACGTGAAAGGATCAAAAAGATCCGGAAAAAGATTGCGATCCGGAATCCCCGGCGGAAACTGAATGATTATCAGATAGGGGATGTGTTTGGATGATGATGGAATTTCAGCTGCCACGGATCCCAACGGAAAAAAAGTGGTATGTCTGTCCGCATTGCGGTAAAAATCTGCTGATTTATAACAATACGGCAAAATGTCAGGGGATTTATGTCTGGTGCAGACAGTGTAAGAAGACAATAGAAGTGAAGATCTGAGCATTTGTGAGCCTGTGAGCCGTGCGGTCTGATGAAAGGAAGGATTGTATGGCTGACGGGTATCTGAATTTTGACACGAAGATCAATACAGACGGTTTTAGCAGAGGGCTTTCTGCCATCGGGAACCTGGTCAAGGGAGCCGGGAGCCAGGTGTCCGCCCTTGGAAAGTCGTTTCTGCCGGTGACGGCTGCGGTAACCGGAGTGGGGGCCGCTGCGGCCAAGACTACCATAGATTTTACGAAGCTTTATGAGAGTACGATGGTCGTATTTGAAAAAATGCTGGGTGGGAAGTCGGCGGCCAATGAGCTGTATGACAGCCTGCTTTCCATTGCGAAGGCCTCGACATTTTCGCAGGAAGCGTTTCTGACGGCGGGCAAGAAGCTGGTGGGCATGGGAGTGAATGCCCAGGATACCACGAAATATATGCAGGCTATTACAGACGCTGTCGCAGGCTTCGGTGGCACGTCTGAAAACCTTACCAACGTAGCGGAGAACTTTGCCAAGATATCCACGGCGGGACGTCTGAGCATGGAAGATGTCAACATGCTCAGCGACAACGGGATCCAGGCGTTGAAGATTCTTGGGAATCAGTATGGTAAGACCACGGATGAAATCCGGGACATGATTTCTGATGGTGCGATCCCGGCGAAGGATGCCATGGACAAGCTGGCCGAGGGGATTGAAGAGGGCACGGACGGGGTTAACGGCATGACGGCGGCCATGAAAGGCATGTCGCTGGCCATGAAGGGAAAGACGCTGACAGGTGCGCTGGATTCCCTGAACAGCGGGTTCCGGGCCTTTGCACTCAATCTGACCGGGATCAACCCGACATTGAAGGAAAATGATGAAGGATACGAGGAAAGTACGAAGCGTCTTCAGCAGTTGACGGCGGCGATTTCCACCGTGGCAGGCATACTGCCGTCCCTGTCGTCCCTGTTTACCAGTGTTACGGAAGGGGTCGGGTTGCTGCTGGACAAATTGGTCGGGGCCAATGTGGCCTTTGACGAAGCGTCGGGCAAATGGCAGAATGTGGGCGGGATCCTGGGGACGATCCAGGAGAAGCTCGAGGGCATGGATCCCGGGAAGCTGCAGCAGATCGGCAACGTGATCCTGGGAATGGCTGCGGCGGGGGCCGTGCTGCCTGTCGTGGGCGGCGGGATTGGCAAAGTCGGGAATGCGGTGGATCTTCTGGGGCAGGTCATTGCGCCGGTAGAAAAAGGAATTACAGGTCTTCCGGAGATCTTTAAACATGCGGGAAGCAATATGAAGACTGCCGCAAAAAGTTTCGGGAACCTGAAGGATGCAATCCTGCTTCCACTTGCCGACATCCCGGAAGGAATGAAGGAGTTGTGGGAGACGGGCCCTGGCGGGAAGATGGTGGCCGCCCTGTCGGGAGTATCCGGGAAAATGGGAGATGCATTTGGCAAGATCGGGCCGGCACTGCAGAGTAAATTCCCGGGGATATCATCGGCATTATCAAATATGAGTTCCTATCTCGGAGCCTGGGGCGGTACGGTAGGGGAAGCATTTCAGGGAGTTGTAAAAAGCGTCGGGAACTTTGCACCTGGATTCATCAGCATGCTGAAATTTGGTGCGATTGCCGGTGCGCTGGTTGCGGGCCTTGGATTGCTCCAGGGGCAGTTTGGCGATCAGATTGGGGCGTTTCTTCAGACGGCGGCAGAAAAAGGACCGGAAGTAATTGCACAGTTCTGTAACGGGATTTCCAGTAGTCTGCCGGAGCTGATCGCCCAGGGAGCCGTATTGATCCAGAATCTCCTGCAGGCAATCACGGCAAACATACCGGCCATTATTTCGGGCGGCGTGCAGATCATTGCCGGCCTGGTGACGGGGATTGCGCAGCAGCTACCCACGTTGGTGCCGATGGCAATCCAGATGATACTGACGATTGTCCAGTCGTTACTGCAGAATATTCCGCAGCTGATCAGTGCCGGACTACAACTAATTATGGGACTCGGGCAGGGGCTGATCAATGCGATTCCCATGCTGATTTCTGCCGCACCAGTGATCATCCGGACGCTTGTGACCGGGATTGTGCAGAATCTGCCTAATATTATTTTAGTTGGGATCCAGCTGTTGCTTGCGCTGGTAAATGGTGTTGTCCAGGCAATTCCGCAGCTGCTTGCCATGATTCCCGAGATTTTTTCAGCTTTTGTTGACGGGATTCTGAGCGTGGACTGGCTGAGCGTCGGGAAGCAGATCCTGTCTTCCATTGTGGACGGGATCAAGAGCATTGGAACCAGCCTATGGAATGCGGTTGAGGAAATATTCGATGACGGGGAAGGCAAGTCGAAAGAAAAAGGGGTAGAGCATGGGCAGGGATATGCGCAGGGCATAGAAAGTACGAAGGAGACGGTGCAGGCGTCTGCATCCGGCGTTGCCCAGGCCGGTACGGATTCCTATGTGGCTACTTTGGAGGCAAACAGTGAATTCCTGAATACCTCGACAATGAACTATGCCAACTATTCCATTGATGGATTTCAGTCTGCCGGTGTCGAGATAGCTTTCAGCACAGAAGCGCAGGCCGCAACGGATGGAGTGGCGAATGTATTGAATGCAGGCGGTGAAAGTCTGTACACGTCCTCGTATGGTGCGGCAACGGGGGCGAATGAAGGGGTCAAGGCTGCGGGTATGCCCGGTACGTTTGCGGCAGAGGGCGTGCAGGCAGTTCTGGGATTGGGCGCCTCTATGGCAAGTCAGACCGGGACGGTTTCTGATGCGGCGGGGCAGGTTACGGACGCAGCGCAGATAACGGTTTCCGGTGCGGATCTGTGCAGTGCGTATTCCAATGTGGGTGCGCAGGCAATCCAGAGTCTGGCAGGCTCCATTACCTCTTCCAGCCCGCAGGTAAACAGTGCCGCAAATGCTGCGGCCATGGCGGCCATTACCGGGCTGACATCCGGGAAAATGCCGGATAAGGCGAAACAGGAGGGGAAAAAGTTTATCCAGGCCCTTTCATCCTCAATCAAATCCGGGACGGGGACGGTCAGATCTGCGGTTACGTCTGTCATGAATGCTGCGAAGTCAGCGGCAAATGGACTGTCCGGATCCGGTTATTTTGTCGGCCAGATGTTCAGTGCCGGGATAGCGAACGGAATCCGATCCGGTCAGTATGGAATCGCTGCAGCGGCCGCACAGGTTGCAAATGCAGCTGTCCAGGCGGCAAAACAAAACCTGGATATTAACAGTCCGTCGAAAGTCGGTGCGTGGATCGGCGAAATGTTTGATTCCGGCATTGCAAAAGGGATTGGCGGAAACGTGTCCGGGATCATGGACAGCGTGGGAAGGATGACGGGAGCCATTGAAAACGGGACCGTGTCGGCGCTGAATGCCCTTCAGCGGCAGGCAATACAGGGGATGACGGGTGCGGCAGGTGGAAGCTTTGTATCTTATGGCCGGAGCCAGGGACAGGCGGCAGACAGGCAGACATTGCCCGTGTATGTACAGACGAAGGCAACCCTGGTGCTTCAGGACGGCCGGGTGATTGCCGAAGTGACGACGCCTTATGTGGACGCAAATATCGGGAATAATGTGGAGAAGAAAGGACGGTATCTGAAATGAGGAAAATAGAAGGGGTGTTATTGAATGATATCCATACATACAAAGATCTGGGGCTTCAACTTCTCGGAATACAGATTGATCCAGCAGACCCGAAACTGGAAACGGTGTCCATTCCAATGTCCAGTAATCGGCTGAACCTTGCAAAGTTCCTGAACCCAGATGTCCAGTATGAATGGCGGAATATCGTTTTAAGTTTTGACAAGCGGGATGACTACCATATGTGGGCTTTTCGCTCCTCGAATATTAAGAATCTGTTCCATGGACAGGAAGTGCAGCTGATACTGGACTCTGACAAGGGATTTTATTATACGGGTACTGCGTTGGTAGAAACCAGTAAGGAAAATAATGTGTTTTGTGATTATCTGATTACCCTGGAAGCAGATCCTTATAAGTATGAGCGTTTCAGCAGCCTGGAGCCCTGGGTGTGGGATGTATTTCCGTTTCCTGGTGGTATCATCCGGAACTATAAGGATTTGGAAGTGAACGGGAGTATGACATTGTTGATCCCGGGACGGCGGAAAAAGGTTGTGCCGGTGATGGATTGCTCTGTTGCTATGACACTTGAATATGGGGGCCGGACGTATCATCTTCCAGCTGGCAGATCAAAACTCCTGGATCTGCAGTTAGGGGAAGGCGAGCATTTCCTTACCTTCCATGGAAACGGGAAGGTGAGCGTTGATTACAGGGGGGCGAGTTTATAATGTACCAGATTTATTGTGACAATACGCTTTTATATGATCCCAGGGATGAGAGCGGCCCGATCTTGTCCGGGAAGGTGAGCCTGGCGGTAAATGCTACGGGAGAATTAACATTTACCCTGCCGCCCATGCATAAGGGGATTGACCTTATCCGTAAGCTGAGCTCTGTGGTGCAGGTCTACGATGGTGGAGAATTATTATATGAAGGCCGTGTGCTGGATTCCCGGGCCGATATGTACCATACCGTGACTTATACCTGTGAGGGGACTCTTGCATACCTGCTGGACAGTATCCAGCGTCCCAAGGCCTACCACAACTTGACACCATCGTCATATCTGAGCGATAAGATCGCACAGCATAACGGACAGGTCGAGGCCGGGAAACGGTTTGTCTTGGGGACAGTCCAAAAACAAGCCATGAATTATGACGCCAGGGAGGACAACCAGTACACGAACACCCTGAATACCATTATGGATAAGCTGGTGGACAGCAACGGCGGATATCTGCGGGTGCGCAAGCAGGACGATACCCGGTATCTGGATTACCTGGAAAGCTACGGCAGGACGTCCGGGCAGGTGATCCGGTTCGGGGAAAACATCCTGGATCTGACCGAACATATCAGTGCGGCGGATGTGCTCACCGTCCTCATCCCCCTTGGTAAGGCAGAAGAGGCAGAGGACGGGGAGAAGGGCAGGCGGTTAACAATTGAATCAGTTAATGGCGGCAGGGATTACCTGGAAGACCCGGAAGCAATCGCCCTGTATGGCCGGATCGTCGGAACCCAGACCTGGGATGACGTGACGGTGGCCGCTAACTTAAAGGCCAAAGGCCTGGAATACCTGGCAAACGCCCGGAATCTCTCCGCCACGATTGAGCTGACGGCTATTGACCTGCACCTGGTTGACGTGGATATCGACCGCATCAAGCTTGGGGACATGATCCGTGTGGTGTCGCCGCCGCACAGGCTGGACAAATACATGATGGTGTCCAAGAGGGAGTACAACCTTGTCAATCCGCAAGAGGATAAGATTGTGCTGGGGGATACGATGGCCGCACTGACCGAAAAACAGGTTGCCTTACAGAAGAGCGTGGAGAAGCAGAAAGGCGCCGCAGCGTCCGTGGAGGAGGTGCGGGGCAGCGTCCACGCCCTGGCCGGGGAGGTCAATACCGCAAAGCAGGACGTGTCCACGCTGGGCGGCAAGGTGCAAGTGTTGGAGACGGGAACGTCTGAAGTGCAGGCCGAACTGCAGGGTATCAATAACAATATTACCGCCCTGGAGCGTAAAAACTTGGAACTGGCGGAAGACATCCAGGAAGACCAGAGCCGGCTGCAGGAACTGGAGCAGCTGTCCGGACAGGCCGGAGAAGCCATACAGGGGATACTTGCCAGACTGGAAGCGCTGGAAGGAGGTGCGGAATGACAGCGGCGTTAGAACAACGGATAAGGGCATTGATACTGGAATTTAGGACAGCCATTTATGGCGAGGATGTCCGGCGAACTTATGCGGACATTGCGGAGCTGGTCTGTATCGATGCGGTAAAAAAGGCGGATTATGCGACCGAGCAGGGAGACTATGCTAAAGCGCAGGGCAATTACGCCAAGACCCAGGGGGATTACGCCAAAACCCAGGGGAACAATGCCAAGACCCAAACGGCGGAAAATATTGCGGCGATACATTTGGCAATGCAGCAGATACAGATTGAGTTTGGCGACATCAAGGATATCATCAACGATACCAGTAATGGTGCTCTGCTATTAGAAATCAAGGGCCTCCTGAGTGATCTGTACCGGATTGCCACGGACGCAGATATCGACCATATCATTGCGGGGTCTTATGTGGACGAAGAGGATGAAGGATCCATCTTTGAGTCAGCGACCGAACAGGATATTGATGACATTATCAATGGCAGTTATACGGATGTACCAGCAAGCGAAGAAGTAATCGAGGATGAAGAGCTTCGGGCAATCGTGGAGCAGTCATTTTAAGGATGGGGTGATGAATTATGGCAAGAAAAATAGATATCGAACATCTGAACACCTTTACAGCATACTTGGCGGAAAAGATCTATGCAATCTTTGTAAAAAAGCAGTTTGGTAAAGGTTTATCCGAAAATGACTACACCAATGAAGAGAAGGCGAAGCTGTCCGGAATCGCTGAAGGTGCGAACAAGACCATAACGGATCCGGCGTTAAGTGCTACGTCTGCAAATCCTGTCCAGAACAAGGCCGTAAAGGCGGAGGCGGACAGGTTACAAGGAGAGATCAACCAGAAAGTCCCTGCTTCCCGGACTGTCAACGGGCATGCATTGACGGGCAATATCTCCCTGACTGCAGCAGACGTCGGAGCAGACGCGGGCGGATCGGCGGCTGCAGCCCTGCAGAATGCGAAGTCCTACGCTGATAAAAAGATCGTTGACCTTGTCGGCGGTGCACCAGAGACGTTGGACACGCTAAAAGAGGTGTCAGACGCCCTTGAGGCCAATGCAGATGTAGTGGAAGCCCTGGACGCTGCTATCGGCACAAAGGCCAGTGCAGAGGCTTTAAACACACATGTCAATAATAAATCAAACCCGCACAATGTTACCAAGGCACAGGTGGGGCTTGGAAATGTGGAGAATAAGACAGGTGCCGCCATCCGCGGTGAGATGACCAAGGCAGAAGTTGTGAAGGCATTAGGGTATACACCGCCTCAGACGGATACAAATACTACCTATGGAGCCGCTACTCAATCGGTATCTGGGTTAATGTCTGCGGCGGATAAAAAGAAACTGGATGGGATAGCAGCCGGAGCACAGGTCAATTCTGACTCTGCAAAGAATGTACTGGATTCCGGAAACAATACAGCAATCACTTTTGCATACTCTAAATCGGGACTGGAAACGGCTGCATGGTTTGCTGCATGGAGCGGGTATGAGTTAAGGGCGATCAGCCCGGCCAGGGTGCTTGCAGTGATAGGCGCCGCAGCGGCAATCCATAATCATACTGCAAGCCAGGTGTCCGGCCTGCCCTCTTCATTGCCTGCCAATGGCGGTACTGCCAATTATGCAAATTACCTGAATGTAACAAGTATACCGGCCAATGCTAATCTAAACAGCTATACGACACCAGGATTTTATTATTGCCCGTCCAATGCAACGGTAGCGACGCTGTCAAATAAGCCGACAGGCAATGCATTTTTTATGATCGTCGGCAAACATGCAGGAACCTATCAGCTGTTGGTGGAGTACATGACTGCGAGTTTCAAGGTGTATATGCGTAATTATTATAACAGCGCCTGGGGAGCATGGGTGAGGGCATACACAACGATTGACAAGCCGACTATCAGCGATATCGGAGCGGCGTCATCCGGGCATTCCCACAGCGCTGCTACGCAATCGGCGGCAGGGCTGATGTCAGCAGCAGACAAGAAAAAGCTGGATGGGATCGTTTTGGAAGAAGAGACAGAGGCAAATATCGACAAGATCATAGCGGGTACATACGCTTAGAATTAGGAGGAGATTTATGAAAGTAATCACAACAAACCGGCTGAACCGGTTCTGGAAAAACGGGGTGAAGCCGATCAAAGACGCATTGGCAAACAAGTTGAATACGGCGAACGTTGTGAACAACCTGCTTACGACGGCGGCGGGATATGCATTAGACGCCCGGCAGGGGAAGGCACTGGACGATAAGATTACTGCACTAAATGGCAAATTAAAGGTAAAGTATGCGGACAATGGTAAAGCGGTAACTATCGGTGCAAATGCTACGACCTATTACACATGGAGCGTACCGGCCATAACTGGGTATACCCCGATAGATGTGGTAATAATAGGGCCAGGATACCCTGATCAGTTTACCGTAACTGCGTCGCTCAAAAACAACAATACAGTACATGTGTACGTAAAAAACAATCACGGTGCGCAATTAACATCATCCATAGACACCCGGGTAATATATATCCCATCAGATATGTTTGTAGCAATGTAACCTATAGATTTTTAGAGTACAACACTCTAACGTTAATATAATAACCAGTCACGGTTGTAGATGATATGTTAAAAACTGCACATTCTACCTTACCATTGTCTATAAAAAGATTACCGATATTTACCTTTACGGATTCGCCGCTTGTCCCGATAGTTGCATAACCAACGATTCCGATAGGTGTATATCCTGATTTTGCACAGGATACCGACCCTGTTTTTATTCCGTATCCTATGATATCCCCAAGACCAAGCTGGACAATATCGACCGTATATTTGCCATTTAGTGCAGTAGGAGGGAAGAGAGAAAGGAGAATGAAATGAAAGAGATCAGAGCAGACCCGTGAGTGAGGTCTTATTTTTACACCTATAAATTTTAGCTGCAATTTGCAAATATGAAAGGAATGAAAGATATGAAGATCAAACTTATTGACGGCTCCGTGCTTGAAGTGACCCGCGCGGAGATAACAAACGGCAGGCTGGAAATCGACTTCCAGAACAAATCTGCGGAAGAGCTCCAGGACATTTTTTCAGTTCCGGCCTTGCTGACCAATATTGAACTGCTGACCGACCTTGATGAGAAAACCGGAGACGTACCAGGATGGACGGTATATGGCGGAGTAATGACCCTGGGGGACACAAAGACTGTAATCCTCACCAAAGCCATTGACGTGACGGAGCAGCGGCTTGCAAATGCGGAGGCAAACTCCATTGCTGCTAATACGGCTGCTGAGGTAGCAAAGACGATGTCCACGGGAACGGCCATCGAAGTGACGGATTTACAGTTGGCAGTCTGTGAATTATATGAAAAGATGGAGGGATAAGACATGAGTTCCATGGCTAAAGTATATGCGATCCTGGTGCGTAAGGGAGAAAAGACGATCGACCAGGTACCGGAGAAATTAATGGCGGAAGTGCAGCGGATCCTCAACCAGGAGAGTGAGAAGGTTGGTTAAGGATCTGCTGTTTTTCATATTACAGAAGATCTTTAGGGAGGAGGTGAGCGCAGTGGCGGTGATTTATGCAACATTGATCGTAAAGGGCAAGAAGACGTTTGACCAGGTGCCGGAGAGGATCCAGGCACAGGTGAAAGAGATCCTTGCAGATCTGGACGTGCCGGAACTGGCAGAGTAGGAGAACGGGGCGGCCCTATGGCCGTCCTGCGGGAGGGATTAAAATGGATTTAGAGCATGAAAAGAGGCTGACAGAGGTAGAGCAGCGGGCAAAAAGCAACTCCCATCGGATTGAAAAGGTGGAGCTTGTAGTGGAAGAAATACACAATATGTCCGAAATCCTGGTAGAGATGACGGCTGAAATGAAGCACACAAATGAAAACGTGGAAGAGATCAAAGATAAGGTCGAGCTCATGGAGCAGGAGCCAGCAAAACGTTGGAAAGAATCGACCAAGGCCGTATTTACAGCTTTTCTCGGTGCAATCGGGACTGCCCTGGCGGGCGGTCTCATTTACTTATTAACTATGGTAAAATAGGGAGGTCAATGATGGGAAAAAGAAATTGGACACAATGGGCAAAAGCAGCAGGAGTAAGGGCAGCAAAAACATTTGCACAGTCAATGGTGGCTATGCTTCCGGCAGCGGCAACAATCACGGCGGTTGACTGGAAGGTTACAGTGGGGACGGCGGCGCTTGCAGGAGTAGCCTCGCTGCTTACAAGTATTGCAGGATTACCGGAGGTTAAGGGCGTGTAAAAGCGTCCTCTTTTTTTTGCGCCGGCGCAACTGCCGGCAGGAAGGATGTGTGAAGTTATGAGTTGTACGGTTGAACAACTGATGAAGAAATGTGAACTGGCATTATCGCAGGACTGGCAGTATGTCTATGGTGCAAAAGGGACCGTATTGAGCAGGGCGCAGATCGACGCACTGCGGAATCTGTACGGTTCCAATTGTGTATGGTGGTCAGACAGCAACAAGGCGGGAAAGATCTGTTGTGACTGCAGCGGATTGCCTTCATCTGCAACGGGAGTGATCCGCGGATCAGAGCAGTATAAATCGACAGCCGTAGAATGCTATCCCATCAGCCAGCGTAAGCCGTATATGAGAGGCTGGGCAGTCTGGATGAAAGGACACATCGGTGTTTATGACGGGGACAGCGGTTATTATGCTATGGACGGCTCTGCCCGGAACATGGTACACTACCCATTGTCAAAGAATAAATTTACCCATATTATCAAGCTGTGTGACGTGGATTATGGTGAGGGAGTGAGTACAGATAAGGCTCCGGCTGCTATTGCCAGCGGCGGCTCTTACAATGCGTTGATTAATTTTACGTATTCTGTCCGGACAGAGGAGGGAATTGTTTTACCAGAAGTAACAAATCTTGCCGACTATGCCGGAATAAAGGGGAAACGAATTACGGGTATTGCAATTCGATGCGATAAAGGATCTCTTTGGTACCAGGGACATGAATTAGGCGGAGGCTGGACGAAAAAAGTAACTGGATATGATTGGAATGATCCAGATAACGGCTATGCAGGGAGTGGAAGGCCGATCGACGCGGTGAGAGTATATTACAATACCCCAGATGATATTGTGAGGAACCAGGGATACCAGAAAGCACAGTATCGAGTCAGCCCTGTCAACGAGGGGTATTACGGCTGGCAGTATGATGATGAGGTTGACGAGGACGGCCAGGACGGCTATGCCGGGTGTTTCGGCAAGGCCATTGACCGGTTCCAGTTGTTCTGACACCTGTCCAAATTTAACATATTTCGACATAAATCGTAACAGGAAATTACAGGTAAAAACGAACGGTTAGCGACACGTTAGCGACAAAAGCAACGGAAATACGCCGTTTCCGTTGCTATAATTTAAGGATTATTTAATAATTTGTGATTTTCAAAAGCTCTTGAAAACAGAGGAAAAAATGCTTGAAACCCTCTGTTTTCAAGGCTTTCAAGGGGTTCGGATAAATGCAGAATCTTATGTAAAAATTCGGATAAATACGAACCGTTAGCGACACGTTAGCGACAGACTTTTATACGCTCTATCTGTTCTCTCAATGCGTCTAATTCCCGGTGACGGTAGACCTTATTGGTGACGTCCGAGAAGGCGTGGCCGAG